GATCGAAGACGATACTCCGCCAGAGGACCGTGGCCGTAAGCCGCTCCCGAAGGAGATCGTGGACGAACTGGATAAGGATGACCTTGAGGAGTACTCCGAGAAGGTCAAGAAGCGCCTCGGCCAGATGAAGAAGGTCTGGCACGACGAGCGCCGTGAAAAGGAGCGCGTTGCCCGCGAGAAGGACGAGGCCCTCCGATTTGCCCAGACCCAGTTTGAAGAGAACCGCCGTCTCAAGCAGCGCCTTGGGGTGGGCGAAAGGGCCTACATCCAAGAGGTCACCAAGGCGGCTACCGGGGAACTTGCCACGGCCAAGGAGCGCCTGAAGCAGGCTTACGAGTCGGGTGACGGGGAAAAGATCGCGGAGGCTCAGGAAGCCCTGACCGACGCCAAACTGAAATTGAAGGATTACGAACGCTTCCGACCCTCTTTACAGGAGTCGGAAGAAGGAGTACAACAGTCTCAACAGGTGACGGCACCGCCACAGGCCGCTCCAGCCGCTGACCCAAAAGCAGAGGCTTGGAAGGCAAAGAACTCGTGGTTTGGTGAAGACGAGGAGATGACCGCCCTCGCACTCGGCCTGCACGAAAAACTGGTCCGATCTGGAATCGATCCGCGTAGTGACGATTACTACAAAGAGATCGACAGGACGATGCGTAGGCGATTCCCTGAAAATTTTGAGGGTAATGCCGAGCAAACGATGGAAAGGGACGAGAAGCCTTCTCCACGCACAAAGCCAGCCAATGTAGTGGCTCCGGTAACGCGGGGATCCGCGCCGCGTCAGGTCCGCCTGACTCCGACTCAAGTTGCACTTGCCAAGAGACTTGGCTTGAGCAATGAACAGTACGCAAAAGAACTTTTCAAACTGGAGAATTTCAATGGCTGAGAATCGTTTGGCTCGTGAACTTGAAAACCGAGAATCAACGCAGCGTAAGCAGTCTTGGGCACCGCCCCAGACTCTGCCTGAACCCACGCCGCAGGACGGTTGGGTGTTCAGATGGATCAGGACCTCCATGATGGGGCAGTTGGACCCCACGAATGCGTCCGGTAAGTTCCGTGAGGGTTGGGAGCCTGTGAAGGCCGAAGACCATCCTGAACTTATGTATCAGGCCGACCCCAATTCCAAGTTCAAGGGGAATGTGGAAGTCGGCGGGCTGTTGCTGTGCAAGGCTCCGGCTGAACTGATGAAGCAGCGTGACGAATACTACGCCAAGCAGAATCGGTCGCAGATCGAGTCCGTGGACAGCAACTACATGAGGCTGAACGACGAGCGTATGCCGCTTTTCAAGGAAAGGCGCTCGACCGTCGAATTCGGCAAAGGCAAATAACTTTTTAGGAGTCCTACATGGCTTATCCGTCTGTCGATGCCCCTTACGGGCTTAAGCCGATCAACCTGATCGGCGGACAGGTGTTCTCGGGTAGCACTCGGATGTATCCCATCCAGTACGGCTACGCTACGAACATCTTCAACGGTGACTTCGTCGTGTTGTCTCGCGGGTTTGTGACCCGTGCGGCTGTCGCGGCGACCACCTCCTCCAACGCTGTGACTGGCGTGTTCCTCGGCTGTTCGTTCACCAACCCGGTGACCAAGCAGAAGACGTTCTCCCAGTTCTGGCCCACCGGAACCCTCGCGGGTGACGCCGTGGCGTACGTTTGTGACGATCCGGATACCGTCTTCAAGGCGGTGGTCTGCTCGGCCACGACCGTTCTCGCTTCCGGTGCCAAGGCCCTCGTCGGTACCAACCTGTCGATGATCGATAACGCGGCTGTCGCGTCGAGCCTTGCCACGGGCAACTCGGCCAACGCCGTCCTTGCCCCGACTGCTACCCCGGTCACTTCGATCCTGCCCGTCCGTTGTGTCGGTCTGGTGGAAGAGACTGCGTATCAGGTCACGGGCACGGGTTCGTCGTCGGGCACCACGATCACGCTGACTGGTTCGGGTCTCTCGGGTGCTATCCCGGCTGGCACGAGCGTGGCGTATCTTGCGTCCAATGGTCAGATCATCGAGACCTCGTCGTTCGTCACGACTGCGGCCTCGGCTGGTGCGACCTCGGTCACGATCAACTCGGCGGTTGCCGTTCCGGGTGGCGTCACCGCTATCCCGGCAGCGTCCAGCATCCTCTTCACCGTGTACAATGAAGTTCTGGTGAAGATCAACCTGCTGACGCACGGCTACTACAGCAGCACCACGGCTTAAGGAGCAGTAAGACATGGCTATTTCACGCGCACAACTTCTGAAGGAACTGCTCCCCGGCCTGAACGCTCTGTTCGGCATGGAGTACAGTCGCTATGGCGAGGAACACAAGGAGATCTACGAGACCGAGACCTCCGAGCGTTCCTTTGAAGAGGAGACGAAACTCTCCGGCTTCAGCGCCGCCCCGGTGAAGAACGAAGGTCAGGCTATTGCGTACGACAATGCGCAGGAAGCGTGGACCGCTCGTTACAACCACGAGACCATCGCTCTTGGTTTCGCCATCACGGAAGAGGCCGTCGAGGACAACCTCTACGACTCTCTGAGCAAGCGCTACACCAAGGCGCAGGCTCGTGCGATGGCGTACACGAAGCAGGTCAAGGCTGCGTCGACCCTGAACAACGCTTTCTCGCCCGCTTACACGGGTGGCGACGGCGTGCCGCTCATCTCGACCGCGCATCCGCTCGTTTCGGGCGGTACCAACAGCAACCGTCCTGCGGTGGCTGCTGACCTGAACGAGACCTCGCTTGAGTCGGCTGTCATCCAGATCGCTGGTTGGACCGACGAGCGTGGCCTGCTCATCGCTGCGAAGCCTCGGAAACTCATCGTCCCCCCGGCGCTCATGTTTGTCGCCAAGCGGCTGCTCGATACGGAACTCCGTGTCGGCACGACCGATAACGACATCAACGCGCTGAAGGCGATGGGTTCGATCCCCGAGGGCTACAAGGTCAACCACTTCCTCACGGACACCAACGCTTGGTTCCTGATGACGGACGTGCCGAATGGCCTGAAGCACTTCGTGCGTACCCCGCTGGCGACCTCGATGGACGGTGATTTCGACACGGGCAATGTCCGCTACAAGGCTCGTGAGCGTTACTCGTTCGGTTGGTCGGATCCTCTTGCGATCTTCGGTTCGCCGGGTTCGACTTGATGATGTGAAGGAGGGGGCTTCGGCCCCCTCCTTCTTTCCTGTTTGATCTAGGAAAACCCAGCCGTACTGACTCGCCTAGGAGACGTTGCACAGACAGTACGGCGACTTGTGCAAAAGGAGTCTTATCATGTCTTTCTCGACTTACTCTGGCCCGCTTCGCTCGGGCACCATCAAGGACGGCACCGTGGCCGCTGGCCGCAATACGGGTCTCTTTGTCCTCTCTCAGTCCTATGACACGGGCGTCGTCACCGCTGGTGTCGGTAACGTGGACGTCCAGTTCGGCAACCTCCCGCAGGGTGCCCAGATCGTGGACATCGTCGTGGATCAGGTCGTTGTTCCGGGCGGCTCCTCGACTTCGACCATCTCGGTCGGCAATGCTTCGGGCGGCGCTCAGTTGATGGCTGCTGTGGTGACCACCGCTGGTGGGCGCTTCCGTGGCACCGCTACCGCTACGACCCAGTTGGCGTGGCAGACTTCGACCACGGCGGATACCCCGCTCTGGTCGCGCTACGCGGTCGGCGCGGCGGCTGGTGTTGGTCGTGCGATCATCACGGTCCTCTACGTCCAGCGTGCCCCGGATGGTTCGCAGGTCCCGGCTTCCGTCTGATAACGGAGGTTTAAGATGTCCACTCAAACAGACGTCCTAGCCATCCATACGGAGGCTACGGGATCGATGGTGTCTGGCCGATACCGTCTGAAGGGCTACCAAGGTCTTTCAGGCGGTACCGCTGGAGATTTCATTTTCCGTGATGGTGACGCTTCTGGACCTGTCCGGCTCCAGTTCAACGTTCCCGCCAACACGAACAATCCTTTCTCCAACCTCATCCCCGGAGAAGGGATCCTGTTCTACAACGGGATCCACGTTACACTTCCCACCGCTGCAAAGGTAACCATCTTCTATGGCTAAGTCACCCGCGTGGCAGCGTGCCGAAGGAAAGAACCCTGCTGGAGGCTTGAACGCCAAAGGCAGGGCGTCTTACAACAAGGCCAATCCCGGCAAGCCGGGGTTGAAGCGACCCCAGCCAGAAGGAGGCTCGCGTAGGGACTCATTCTGTGCCCGGATGAAAGGGATGAAGCGGAAATTGACGAGTGCAAAGACCGCCAACGACCCGAACAGCCGGATCAACAAGTCGCTTCGTGCATGGAACTGCTGACATGAAACACGAAACAGCAGAGCATCTGAAAAACGTGGGCGATGCCCTTTCAGTCCTTACCGTGGTAGGAGCCTTGGTAGACGTGCTTCCCTCAGTCGCAGCGGTGTTCACAATCGTATGGACCGGGCTTCGTATCTACGAATCTCCAACCGTGCAGGGCCTCATCAAGAAGTGGAAGGACCGTGCCAAGTAAGTCCAAAGCGCAGCACAACCTGATGGCGATGGTGGCGAACAATCCGAAAGCCGCCAAGCGTGTCGGGGTCCCCCAGAAAGTAGGCAAGGAATATCTCAAGGCCGACAAAGGCCGCAAATTCAGGAGTAAGTGACCATGAAAGAATCCAAGGCGATGATGAAGAAGGAGTTGGCCTTCATGAAGAAGAAGGGCGCTCCCAAGTCGATGATCAAGCACGAAAAGGCCGAGGCGGGCGTCAAGAAGATGCGCAGCGGCGGTGCTTGCTACGCCCGTGGCGGCGGCATCGAGAGCAAGGGTAAGACTCGCGGGAAGTTTGTCTAATGAAGCGGGTCAAGAGTTTTGGGCCAAACTCGTTCAAGCCCAAGATGAAAGGCGGTATGCCTCGCATGAAGAAGTTTGCTGGAGGTGGAACTATTCCTTCTACTCCTAAGCGTAAACTTCGTCCTGAAGAAGATCCCAACTATAATCCGATGGACGATCTTGCACCTCCGGGCAACCTACCCCTGCCTGTTAGGGATGCGGAAAAGACTCCCGCTCGTCCTCCCGCTCGTCCTCCCGCTCGTCCTCCCGCTCGTCCTCCTGTAAAAAACAAGCAGCAGATGGAGAAAGAGCGGCAGAACCGCATGACACCCGCTAAGAAGTTCGCCAAGGGCGGCTCTGTCCGTGGTGGCGGTTGCGAGACCAAGGGCAAGACCAAGGGTCGCTTTGTATGAAGAACTTGGCTCGTCAGTATGACGAGAACAAGAAGCGGACGGAGGCACCTAAGAAGGACGAGTTCAAGTACGTCCGGGGTGCCCGAGTCCGCGTGACCGAACCGCAGAAGGTCGAGGAGAAGGCAGCATGAAACCCTCGCGTGGCATGGGTGCAATCGCTCCGAGCAAGGTCCCTCGTGCCAAGCGGCGTGGGGACTCTCAGCCTGTCATCGGTACGGGCAGGCCCATCAAGACGTTCAAGGCGGGTGGAGAGTCCAAGGTCAACGAGGCCGGGAACTACACCAAGCGGGCAAGGGGTAAGAAGTAATGGTTGACAAGACTACAGCCACGACCGAGTTCAACCTCGACCTCAGCACCATCATCGAAGAGGCTTTCGAGCGGTGCGGGGCTGAGATGCGTACTGGGTATGACTTCCGTACGGCACGGCGTAGTCTTGCGTTGCTCCTGATGGACTGGTCAAACCGAGGCATCAACCTCTGGACGCTCGACAGCGGGACGCAGGTTCTGACTTCGGGACTCGCCACCTACGACCTCCCGGTCGATACGGTGGACCTCTTGGATCACGTCATCCGTACGGGCACGGGCCAGAACCAGATCGACATCAACATCTCGCGCATCTCGTCCAGCACCTACCTGTCTATCCCGAACAAGAACGCGACGGGCAGGCCGATCCAGATCTGGATCAATCGTCGCACGGGCGCAACAGGTGCGGACGACGCTGTGGTATATCCGCAGGTTACGGTGTGGCCGAAACCCGACAATAGTACAACCTACACACTTGTCTATACGCGACTTCGTAGGATGTTCGATCCCGGCACGGGTGCGAACGGGCAGGACATCCCCTTCCGGTTCCTCCCCTGCATGGTGGCGGGGCTGGCGTATTACCTGTCGATGAAGATCCCCGGCGCTGAAGTGCGGATGCAGATGCTCAAGGCGCAGTACGACGAGGCTTGGCAACTGGCTTCGGACGAGGACCGCGAGAAGGCTCCGGTCCGGTTCGTTCCCCGGCAGTCGTTTCTGAGGTGATCCGTGGGCAACAGGTACGCCTCTGGCAAACACGCTATCGCGGAATGCGACCGATGCGGCTGGAGGTACAAACTTAGGGAACTGAAGCCCCTCGTCATCAAGACCAAGAACGTGAACATCTTGGTCTGCTCGGCGTGCTGGGAGCAGGACCATCCGCAGTTGTCGCTGGGCCTCTACCCGGTGGATGACCCGCAGGCACTCAGGAACCCCCGCCCGGACACGAGTTACTTCGCGCCGGGTAACGACGGGGCAGGTGGTAGTAGAATGATCCAATGGGGCTGGGCACCCGTTGGTGGAGCGAGGGCGAACGACAACGGTCTGACGCCCAATGATCTGGTAGCCCGTGGACAGGTAGGAACCGTCACCGTAGTGACGAACTAGGAGTAACATATGAAGATGAAGCAGATTGCTGACAAGGCTGTGAAGGGTCACGAGAAGCGGATGCACGGCATGAAGGCTGGCGGTCCGACCTCGCTTGACCGGAAGAACTACGGTCGCAACATGGCGCGGGTGATGAACCAGCGCAGCAAGCCCCGTGGGAGAGGCTGATATGAAGCACGACAAGATCAAGCCGAACAAAGAGTCCACGGGCCAGAACGGCTACCCTGAAAAGGACATCAACGTCGGTATCACGCATTCCACCATGCGTGGTGCTGGTGCAGCCACGAAGGGCAAGAAGTTCGTTTCGCAGATCAACCTCCGTCCGAAGGTGCCGTTCAAGTTCGGTTGGTAAGCCATGAACTACACCCAACTCTCGACAGCGATTCAGGATTACTGTGAGTCTACGGAGCAAGCCTTCGTAGCCAATATCCCGAATTTCGTGCAGGTTGCGGAAGAGCGGATCTACAACTCCGTTCAGATTCCTGCACTTCGGAAGAACGTGACTG